TGGTCGCGGTGAACTGTTTGGCGCTAAAGGCCCGCAGTTACCGGCCCCGAACATGCTGATGATGGACCGTGTCGTTAAGATGACGGAAACCGGCGGCAACTTCGATAAGGGTTACGTAGAAGCAGAACTCGATATCAACCCGGACCTGTGGTTCTTCGGTTGCCACTTTATTGGCGTATCCGTGACGCGATTATCAAGCGTCAGGCGCTCGATTTCATCATGGCCGGTTTCAACGGTATCGAGCGTGCTGACACCTCGAACCGCAAAAATAACCCGATGCTGCAGGATGTCGCGGTGGGCTGGCTGCAGAAGTACCGCAATGAGGCCGCAGCGCGTGTGATGTCAAAAATCACCGACGACGACGGCAAGGTTATTTCCGATGTGATCCGCGTGGGTAAAAACGGCGACTACGAAAACCTCGATGCGCTGGTCATGGATGCCACCGGCAACCTGATTGATGAGATTTATCAGGACGACCCGGAGCTCGTGGTCATCACCGGTCGCAAGCTGATGGCCGACAAGTATTTCCCGATCGTCAACAAGGCGCAGGAAAACAGCGAGTCGCTGGCCGCTGACATCATCATCAGTCAGAAGCGCATCGGCAACCTGCCCGCCGTGCGCGTGCCGTACTTCCCGGCTAACGCCCTGATGGTGACGCGCCTCGACAACCTGTCGATTTACTTCATGGACGACGCGCACCGCCGCGCCATCATCGAAGAGCCGAAGAAAGACCGCATCGAAAACTACGAGTCGATGAATATCGATTACGTGGTCGAGGCTTACGCCGCAGGTTGCCTGATTGAAAACATCAATCTCGGTGACTTCACGCCACCTGCAGAGCCGGAAAGCGCTTCCGTGCCAGCAAATAACGAAGGCGGAGAGTAAGCCATGACGAGTCCCGCAGCGCGTCACATGATGCGGGTCTCGGCCTCTGAAACTACGCGGCGGGTAGCAGCCCCGCTGCGCAATGCAACTGCCTATGAGCAGATGCTGGTTAAGCTGGCCGCAGACAACCGCACGCTAAAACAAATCCGTTCCAATGAGCGCAAGGCCGATAAAAAGCGCGAGCTGCTGCCGTTCTATCTGCCGTGGGTCGCCGGTGTGCTTACCGGTGGCAAAGGCGCGCAGGATGACATCGTGATGACCGTCATGCTGTGGCGTCTCGACGCTGACGATATCGCCGGGGCGCTGGAAATTGCCCGTTATGCCATGGCCTACGGGCTCACCATGCCAACCGGTCGCCGTCCGACACCGTACCTGCTGGCCGAAGAGGTGGCGCTGGCCGCACAGCGTCTGCGCAGTACAAAGAAGCCGGTCGAACTGGCGAGCCTTCTCGATACGCTCTACCTCACCGCACGTGCGGATATGCCGGATATCGTGCGCGCGAAGCTGCACAAAATCACCGGCTACGTGCTGCGTGATGCAGGGCAACAGGCCGAGGCGCTGGCGCACCTGCAGCGCGCGATCCAGTTAGAGGGGGCAATCGGCGTGCGTAAGGATATCGAGCAACTTGAGCGAGCCCTTAAGCCGAAGCCCGAATCCGCGCCAAAAGCTGAGGCTTTACCAAAAGTGAATAAACCGCGCACGCGAAAGGCCACCGCTAAACCGGCGGCACGTCGCGGGCGTCCACCAAAAGCGGCAAAAGCCGCAGGTTAAACGAGCGCTCCCCGAGCCGGGCGGCACGCCGGTCAATGCGGGTATCAATTGCCCTGACTGCGACCGGCGTCCACCGCCCATCCATTACCCGAGGTTGTCATGACGACGCTGATTATTGAGCAGAACAAAGAGCCGCAGGATGTGCCGGGCGTGGTGATTCCGCCACCGGGCGTGAGCGAGCCGGTAATCAAAAACACCCCTTTTTACCCTGATGTTGATCCGAAGCGCGTGCGCGAAGAAATGCGCCTTGAGCAGACGGTTTCACCGGTGCGCCTGCGCCGGGCAATCAAAACCGCCATCGCGGAAACAAACGCCGAGCTCGGCGAGTGGCGCGATCGTCAGCTCGATGCCGGTTACGACACGCTTGCGGATGTGCCGACCGACGAGCTCGACGGCGAGAGTGTGCGCCTTTTCCACTACTTTAACGCCGTGTGCTCGATGACGACTGCCACGCTTTACGAGCGTTTCCGCAGCGTCGATGCAACCGCCAAAGGCGATAAAAAGGCCGACAGCATCGACAGCACTATCGACGAGATGTGGCGGGATATGCGCTGGTCTGTGGCGCGCATCCAGGACAAAGCGCGCTGCATTGTGGGGCAAATTTGATGAGAGCGTATGCGCTGCAGGGCGACACCCTCGACGCCATTTGCGCACGGTATTACGGGCGCACTGAGGGCGTGGTCGAAACCGTGTTAGAGGCTAATCCCGGTCTGTCTGAGCTCGGTGTCATCCTTCCGCACGGCACGGCGATCGAGCTGCCCGAGACCGACAGCGCGGCCAGAACCGAAACGGTGAATCTATGGGATTGAGTATGGAAAAAATCACCACGTTTATCGCCTACTGGCTCGCCGTGGGCGTGGCGTATTTCGGGGCGATGTCGCCCGAAAAGCTGGGGCTGTATGTGGGTAGCGCGTGCGCCATTTTCACGGCGCTGACGAACTTCTGGTTTAAGCGCAAAACCTTTCGCTACCTGACATCGCTCGGGCTTGATAAGGAGGTTATTCGTGAAATCAATCATTAAAAAATGCAGTGTGGCCGCAGTGCTGGCGCTGGCGGCGCTGATGCCTGATTTTCGTCTGCTTAACACCTCGCCCGAGGGGCTGGCACTGATTGCCGACCTCGAAGGATGTCGCCTGACACCTTACCAGTGCAGCGCGGGAGTGTGGACGTCAGGCATAGGCCACACTGCAGGCGTCGTGCCGAAAGGGGATATCACCGAGCGTCAGGCGGCGGCAAACCTCGTCGCGGATGTGCTTAACGTCGAGCAAAGGCTCGCGATCTGCGTGCCGGTGGAAATGCCGCCGAGTATCTATGACACCCTCGTCAGCTTTGCCTTTAACGTCGGCACCGGCGCGGCCTGTCGCTCGACGCTGGTCTCGTTCATCAAGCGTCAGCAGTGGTGGCAGGCCTGCGACCAGCTCACCCGATGGGTGTTTGTGAACGGCGTCAGAAACAAAGGGCTTGAGAATCGCCGCGCGCGTGAGCGTGCCTATTGCATCAGGGGGCTTTGATGAAAGTAGCGATGTGTTTTGTGGTGGCCGCGCTGGTCGCGGTGGTGCTCTGGCTGCGCCACGAAAACGGCAATCTGACCCGCTCCTTTGAGCGCGCAAACAAGGTCGCCGGTGAGCAGAAAAACGTGATCGTAATGCTGAAGAATCAGCTTTCCGTGTCGCAGCGAATCGCCAGGACAAACGAAGCCGCGCAGGTGCGGCTCGGTAATGAGCTCTTTACTGCC